ATAATCATACTCAACCGGCAAGTCACGACTGGAAACGGCCCGATCATTAGGGCTGGTGTTCCGGGTCACCCCGAACATTGGCGTTCAAGACGGCATAGATGCCGCCAGGCAGTTAATCCCGCGTTGTTGGTTCAACAGTGCTGATGATGGCTGTGGTGATGGGCTGAGGGCATTGAAGCGATACAGAAAGGAATTTGATGAGCGCCGTGGGACTTATAAAAGCCATCCACTTCACGATTGGTCAAGCCACTATGCCGATGCATTCCGGTATTTTGCTGTGAACCACAGAGAAGTCAATAAGCACATGACCCAGCAAGCCACGGCCAGTACGGACTGGGCCATTCTGGGTTGACTGAAATATGCTATAATTCAAACACATGGGAAAAAATGGATATTGATTTATCAGAACCATCACTCATTGATTCGCAAGGGCGAAGCAAAGTCCATTGGTGGATCGTTTTTGAAAAGGGCCACTGCCGCCATTGGTGGACTCGGCTGTTCGATAGCGAGATGAGGCATTGCTGGGCTGTTAGACAAGACGGCAAGCATTTCATCGCATTTCAGCCCTATCTGGGCATTACCACCATTGACATTCTCCAGATTACCGACCCCCGAGACATTGCCCCAGAAGCAACCGCTGTGCTGTCTGTACAAACCTGGGCGAATACTGGCCGCATCCGTGACCTGGTGCCAGCCTGTTTCAATTGCGTCGAACAAGTCAAGGCGCTGCTGGGCATTCGAGCCTGGGGAGTCGTCACACCACGACAATTAATGAATTATTGCATCACTCAGCCGCATATCGCGGCAACATTCACCACGACAGGAGGAAGCGATGGGAGATACACCTAATAAAGTAGGAAAGGGATTGAACCCCAAAAGGCGACAAGCTCAACGCGCATACAAGTCGAAGCAGGAGCGAGAGATAAACGAATCTATCTCTCGTAACAAAGCTAATTTCCAACTTCTTAAGGATATTAACATCCAGGGGCGATACCAATACCCTAAAATGAAACTACACCCTGGCGCAGTTATGGAGACGCAAGGGCCAGGAGCGACAGACCAGTATGGGAATATATTGAATAATACTGGCGGGTATTTACTTAATATCGAAAACCTCGACGATGACCGAATTAAAGGTAACCTGGACGCTGCAATTCTCGGGGACATGCTGCATACACTCCGAGGTAATCCAGAATGGGCCAAGATGACAAACGAAGTCTATGCGCTGCGGGATGAGGGGCAGAAGGCCAACGATCTGAAAGCCTACCGTAGAACCCTAGCTGAGAATTACGGCGGTGATGAGTATCGGTACCCATTGCAGAAGTTCGAGAATAACCACCGAAAAGACGCGTATACACGAAGCGTCCTCGCCCCTGATAACAACCGAGAGCGTTGGACAAATGCCGCTCAAGAAAAATATATAAAAGATAACATGTTGCCATATCTAAAATCTGGCAATAGAACTAAAAAGTATTGGGGACATTGATGGATTAAATGTAGCCCTAGATCACTGTATTCAACACCAACACCACCAACACCACTGGAGATTAAAATGGGAGCATCACCAAAAGCACCAAAAGTTAGCGACTCACAAAAAGCTTCTGAGGCGCGACAAGCCGCAGAATTTAAAAAAACTCAAGACCAACTTGCAGCCAAAAAAGCTGCTTTGCAACGCAGGAGCCGGGGCAGAGCATCACTGATTTCAGGAGAAGAAACTGGAATTGCAGACAAAACCTTGCTGGGATAACCACCATGTATCAGATACCTGAAAAACTGGGGTCTGTCGAAGACCTTATTATGCGGTTTAGCGCCGCAAAAGAAACGCGGTCACGCTGGGATTCTCTCCTGCGTGAATGTTACCGTTATGCCGCACCTAAACGCGATACCCTGACCGGCTATAGCAAGGGCCAGAGACGGCCAGTCGATGTGGTGGACTCAACCGCCGAGCTAGGCGTTCAACGCTTTGCCTCACGGCTGCAATCTATGCTTGTGCCTCCGTGGAGGGAGTGGATCAAGTTGGTGCCAGGCAGTGACTTTAAAGCCGATGATGATGGTCAGGTGCAAACTGCGCTGGATGAGATTTCAGAAAAATTGTTTGAACATCTGAATCACTCAAACTTTGCAAGCCAGGCGCATGAGGCATTTACTGACCTGGCTATCAGCACCGGGGCCATGACTATCGAGCGTTCAGATAGTGACAGTTCATTGTTAGCGTTTAATGCGGTGCCTTTGGATGAACTGGTGCCAGAAGAAGGCCCTCGCGGTACGATTGAAACCGTATGGCGTGAGCATGAAGTCACTGTTCGCAATCTAAAACGGCTGTGGCCTGATGCTGAACTGTCTGCTCATTGTCAGCAATTACTGACAGACAAACCTGATACTAAAGTGCAGATCATTGAAGGCTGTATTTTTCACGATGATGAAGAGGATGACAACAAATACTATCAGTGCATTATTGAAAAGGCGCACAAAAAGATCATCTATGCGCAGAACTTCAAGGTATCACCGTGGATCGTGTTCAGGGAGTCTGTGAGGCCAGGTGAGGTGTTAGGTCGGGGCCGTGTCATGACCGTTTTAGCTGATATTAAGATGCTGAACCAGCAGAAAACATGGCAGATTAAAAACATTGGGCTGCAAACTGCTGGTGTCTACACAGCCGCAGACGATGGGGTGATCAATCCGTGGACGGTGCGCATCGAGCCTGGGGCCATTATCCCCGTGGGTAGTAACGACAGCACCAACCCGACATTGCGACCATTGCCGATGCCAGGCAACCCCCAGCTTGAGCAACACAGTATTGATGAACTGCGCCGTAACATTAACCGGGTGTTGTTCAGTGAGCCATTTGGTGACACTGATGCGCCGGTGCGTACTGCCACTGAAATGAGCATGAGAAATCAGGAGTTGCTACAAGAATCAGGTGCTGCATTCAGCCGATTGCAGACTGAGTTCATCGAGAAGATTGTGACTCGAAGTCTGTCGATTCTGGAGGATGAAGGCGTGATCGTACCGCTAGTGGTCGATGGCAAGATGGTGACGATTAAACACGTTTCACCACTGGCAATGGCGCAAGATCAGCAGGATTTAAATGCGCTCAGGTCATTGCTGGAAGCCGGTGCGGTCTTTGGCCCTGAATTGATGGCTGCGGGATTGAAAATGGAAGAAGTGTTGCCGTGGATGGCCCAGAAATTGGGCGTGGACAATTCACTGGTGCGTTCAGAAGAAGAGCGGGAACAGATCAAACAGGCAGCAGCACAGCAAGCCCAGCAGCAACAGGCAATGGATCAGGAAATGCAACAGCAGCAATTGGAGCAGGGCAATGTCCAGTGATACACAAACACATGAGCAAAACCATGAGCAAACACATGAGCATGAACGGGCCAGTCGTGAACTTGCATCACGGTTTTTAGAGTGCTTTAGCAGTGATGCCGGGCAGTTTGTGCTGGATCGGCTCAAGACAATCACTTTGGAAAGGCCGGTGCTGAATGGCAGTTCTACGCAGTTTTCTGCCGGCATTCGTGAAGGTCAAAACGACTTGGTGCGGCAGATCATGAGTCAAATTAAATTAGCAAAAGGAGAAAAAAATGGATGATGAAATTAGTTTATTAGATGGTGCAGCCACAGAGGGGGCAGTGGATGCCTCCACAGATGCCCCTGCCACAGATACCCCGGCATGGATGCTATCCGATGGCGTGAACGGTGAAGGTGACCGGCCCGAATGGTTCAATGACAAATATGAATCCGTGTCTGAACAAGCCAAGGGCTATAACGAGTTGTCCAAAAAGTTCGGCGGCTTTACCGGTGCGCCGGAGAGTTACCAGCTCAACACCCCCGAGGAAATGGGAACGAAACCTGACGGCACACCGTGGCTGGATGAATCAGACCCCTCCGTGTCATTTATTCGTGAACTGGGCAAAGACTACAACATGAACCAGGACATGTTTGACGCACTGACTGGCGGGTGGTTGCGCCATACTTCTGAGGGTATGCAGCAATCTCATGCGGCAGAGATGGAGTTGTTAGGGCCACAAGGCCAGGATAAGTTGAACAGCCTGGCAGCGTGGGGCAACACCCATTTAAGTGCTGATTTGCAGGATGATTACCGGGGGCTGGTGACCAGTGCAGCCGGTGTAAAAT